AGAGCAGTAGCACGACGTTTAAAGTAATCAGATACGTTAAGATATTGATTGACTGCTTGTGGCCCTACTATCTGATTAGCACCAGCAAGAAACATATCAAGACGATTAAGATCATTACCACGACCCAATGCTTCAACACCTGTAACAATAGTAGGTTTAACAATATCCTTGGGTAGCTTAGGTAGTCGTTTCTCTTTGGACATACGATCCATTAAACGAGTGACGATAGGCAGTTGCATCTCCTGAGCTAAAAGAGAGTAGAGACCACCGAGGGCAGCTTCAAGCTCTTGGCTTAACATCCGTATCTCCTCGGCAGTCACTCTCTCGGCATCTCTAACAACCCCCGATGTCAGTAGAAAGGCTTGGCTCAATCGATCTGTTATACCAGCCATTGTAGTCTGTGCTGTCCGTAGATCGTTGAACTTATTAAGTTGTAAGACGGAGACGTCTCCTTCAGACCCTTGTACAATCGCACCGTTAGGAGCTTCAGCCAGTGTACGTGCTCGTGTCGTTCCGTTAGGATTGACCATGAACAATACCTTAGCTGCTGCTGCACTGGCTTCTACGATTGATTTAGTTAACGACTCTAACGAGCGGATGTCTCCGATATACTCTTCAACAAACCCACGTCCGTAGTCTTCTCCGTCTATTTGAGTGTAACGCAAGGGTAGCCACGGGGACTTTTCTAACGGATAACGTCCTACGCTTTCCTCGATAAGCATTCCCTTTACGTCTTGATACACTTTAAATTCATCATCTTCACGCACGATAGCAGTGTACAAATCACACGTGTTTTCTTTCTCTTGTCTGTATACTTCTTCCCGTACCGACTCAGGTAACATCATAGGAGACACTGTTTCTTTAACAGCTATGTGTGTAACGTTACCCATTGGATCACGCTTTACGACGTAACGATCCAACTTAAACGTTCTCATACCTCCTTCATCCGGGAGATATAACAAAGCGTTACCCGTGATTAGAAGATTCTTGAGTGCTTGGAATATACCGTTCCTAAAGTTCTGTACTTCTACTTCCTGTGATACACTACGTTCTACATCAGCCAGTGCTTTCTCTAGATCAGTACGCAGCTGCTCTGCACCCTCTTGTCCCAGTTCAGCTTTTGCTTTGTCTAACTCGTAACGATCTATAACAAGACGAAAGAACGGAGCGTTCGGTGGTAGTAAAGCTAACAATAATTTAGACGATAGATTCAGTACACCACGTGCTCCTATGCCTTGATAGGGTGTGTAGTATTTAGTGGCGTAGTTGTGTCCGTCAGGGGGCAGTACATAGGGTAGAGTGAGTTCTGACGATTGACGTCCTCTGTCTAAAAACGACCACCGCTGGTTCTCCAACGAATGATATAACCCTTGTGCTGTCTCGTGCATAACTTAAATAGGAGAGTCCGATGACCACTCTTCATTCGCTAGGATTGTCAACATCTCAGAGCGATCAAGTGCAGTCTTCCCTGCCAAAAAGCTAGGCGTATCGCCCTCAAACTTAACAAAAGTCTGAGTACCTGCGAGGTTGTATCTTAAAGTAGAAGGACTCGTCTCAAGCACTTGATTAAAATCTACAGAAGATACTTCCGATGCGTCAATTATTACATAGTTTCTCATAGTTTATAATTTATGGTGTGTACTCTTCGACTACATTAGTCGCCACATTATCGCACTTCCAAGGTCCGCTTTCTTTTACACGGAATCTCCACTGACCTTCTAATTCTTCAGGTTCAGCATATTGAATTGTACCGAGTGTAGGAATACCAAGATAAGCTTCGATTCGAGTTATCTCTGCTTCTGCTTCTGCTTCTGTTGAATGTATTGAATATTTCATAATTAGGTCCAAGTCGTTAATGTTGGTAGACCGCTGTATTTATTCGCTAAATAACTGTTAATAGTGTTCAGATCTGTCGTACTCAGTAATTGGTCGAAGAAGATAGCCTCGTAAATATCACCTGTTGTTCTTGTGCCTCCTGACCTACCAATGTTGTTGAAAACAAAGGTGCCATTTACTGACCGTGTTCCTTCCGAGTTATTGCCGTCACGGAAAACCTCGACTAAATCACTTGCATTACTCGTGGCTGTAAACATATTCAAAGCGGTGTAATCTTTGCCTGATGCTAGTAAACCACCTCTGACATATATGGTAGCACCAAGGTATAAACCTAACTGCACAGACCCGTAAGTATTGTCAACATTAGGTGCAGGATAATAATTAGAAGAAGATGTATTTCCTTTACCGACTTGTATGACCGTCCAACTTTCACCTGAAGACCTACTAAATGAATTAGCTAAATCTAAATCATCACCCCCGTCAAAACTTACATACTTGTCATCACCGCTAACATTGAATGTAGGTTGTTCTGAACCTGTGGGTTGACTAGCATCATAATTGGTAGCTTGTCCACTCCTGTCCCCCCAAGTGCTTACTGCTGATCCACTTGATGGATTGTTTGCATTGTTCGCCCCATCCATGAAAACTGCATCAAAGTGCATTTTTGGTTGAGTCGAAATGTTATAATTAGAACTTGTGAAAAGACCACCTGAGTAAGATAACTGATCAGCCGCGAAAGTGGGATCATATTGAGCATCGTAATCAAATGTGTTCCAAACAGTACCGTTATACCAACGGAGTTTACCTGTATCAGTTTCTAGGTAGATGTCTCCGACTGATGGGCTGGAAGGTAGATTAGCTGCTGTGCCCGTGTCTACAGTAGCTGCTAAACTTAGTAAGTTATCTACTGTTACTTTTTTCGTGGTTGCGGTGCCAGCGACATCATCCACAATCGCCAATATGTCGGCTCCTGCGGGACTCGGTAGGTCTGTAAGTTCTGTAATTTTTTTATTAGCCATGATTTTTAAATATTAAGTATTAAGAGGGTACATCTGTTGAGAAGGTTGGGCCGTTGGTCAGAGTTCCGTCATTACCACCACTTCCTTGATCCGTTATAGTAGTACCACTACCACCTGCTATATCGCCCATCCTCCACCACAAAGCAGGAGAATACGAAGCCAAAGGGCCGGGGATTCCACTGTTATACATGCTAATTATATCAGACTCAGAAATAGCCGATGTAAAAATCGCAAACTCGTCTATTTTCCCGTTATAATATTCAGTGATAGTTCCTGATCTGTTCCTAGCAGCCGTGGTTATTGCAGCGGTCGTAATTTTTGTACCGATACCTGAAGTGTAAGTGCCAAAAGTATTACCAACTTTAGTACCATCAAGATATATGTCATAACCAGCGTTACCTGAATTAGTGGATGAACTTGTTGATTCCCAACGCACACCTAAGTGATGCCAAGTACCGCTAGAAATAGACCCTCCACTTGCCGCGTAACTCCATAAGTGATTATCATTAGCAATAGTTATTACTTCGTTACTAACGGGGCCAAAATAATTACCACCTAAAGCGATTCCTCTATCTGAACCTCCTAAACCTAAAACATAAGATTGAAGCAACCCGTCGCCATAAACTACATCAGGTTTAAACCAAAGACTTATTGCTTCAACATTTGAAAGGCTACTAGGTGAAACCGCGTTGGCATAATCGTTAGTGCCGTCAAAGTCTACGGAGTAGGTGTTTATTAAAGGTGCGAAAGTTAAATCACCATCAACATAATAAGCATTAGCACCAACAGGTATAACATTGACTACCGCATATTGTCCGGCTGTTGCTGTCTTGTTATTAAACCCGTTAATCGAAGCACCCGAACCTGCAATAGTTACTGTCCCCGCTCCTCCTTGTGTGATTGTACAGTTAAATCCGCTAGTTAATCCTGAAGGTATCGTAACAATAACCTGTCCGGCATTACTGCAAACAATTACTTTTCCGTTGTCGCTGTCTGATAGTGTACGAGCAGTAGTAGTTTCTGATACGATGTCACTAAACAAATCTGTACCACTAACTGTCACTGCTCCTGTCGATCCGTTGACCGATTGCACAGGTGCTAGACCCATCAGGTTAGTAGCGGTTACTTTCTTAGTTGTGGGTGTGCCTGATACATCATCCACGATAGCGATTACATCGGCTCCGGCTGGACTCGGTAGGTCTGTAAGTTCTGTAATTTTTTTATTAGCCATGAGTATTATGATGGTTCAAATTGTAATATGTCTCCGTTCTCTGCTGTTAATGGTTCAGCTAGTTCTGTCGTTAACGCTCCGTCTATAGTAACACCACTGTCTGCATCTGCATCAAATCCGTACAACTCACCAAACGCAGGACGTAGGAATCTGTTGGGTAGCAGCTGTGTGTTACTGGGAGGACGTGCGTCCGATGTAAACGATAGTGCCATTAAAGCGAATCAACTGTACCAGTAGAGAACACGCTGTGTGTACCGCTGGTGTAAGCTGTGATGTTAGCTCTGATCTTTTCGTAGTGACCGTGGTCATCTCTGATCATTACATCTCCGTCAGTGGTTACGTCTTCAGAGTGGATCGTTCTCCATCCTCCTCCAATGTACGCCTGAACGGCTATGGTTGCTGTACCGCTGACTGTAGTAGAGATTACAAATGTATATCCCTTAGTACGCTCAGACCCGAACGAACTACCCGCCCCTGCTGATGTAGCATCTGAGAGTAGTGTCTTTTTATCTAGTGTGCGAAGGCTCATATTATATTATTACTTTGTTTTATTGTGAAAGTTGTACGCCAGTCTGACCAGCTGCTCCACCCATTCCAACACTAGGACGACGAACAGTCAATTGTTGTGTGCCTCGACGCTTCTTAGCCTGTGGTTGTGCAGCTCGTTGAGTAACAGCACGTTCCGCAGTAGGTAGCGGGGGAGGAGGTGGTGCTGGTGGTGGCGGTGGTGCGGGTACGGATGGTGAGCTAAAGCACATGACTATTGTTTGGTTACTATGTTATCTTGAAGTTGTTCGTCGTATATCTGTTGTAAATAATTAATTACACTACGTTGTCCTACTTTAAACCATACCATTCTATCATCGTCTGTCAAGAGGGGACATTTATCCGGGTATAGCTTGTCAAGCTTATCTATCAAATCTTTTGACAGAGCGGGTAATACTATTTCTTCATTCATCGTTCTCTATATCATCCAGTTCTATTGGTAAATTACCTTTGTTTATTTGATCCTTTGTCCACAGCCACGCTGACGCATTCCATAAGATTGCACCTGCATGATCCTCCGATTGGTCTCCTTCAGCTAATGCTAACAGATGTCTGAACATACTGTCGTACAGTCTTGTTAACGGGAATCCTTTTCGCCAGTTGTTGTCTCCGTAAAGTTTACCGCCATCTTCAAATCTTTTGGCGAGACTGCGTAAGGCGATTGGAGGAATAAGCGAGGGTCGTCCGCGTCCAATGTCCCCGTCACGTCTAGCACCTGTGGTGAAATCTTTAGTATATCCTTGGTTTGGTAGTTTCTCGGTGTCCATAGTTTTTTTATTGTGTTAGTTCTAAAGCAGTAGTTATCAGCTTGCAGCAGTCGTGCCATCCAAGCGTTCATCAGAGCGTCGTTCTCTGTCATGCCTACATCTTCGTAGCACTTTGCTACAGTCTCCCATTCATATCCTTCTTTATCGAGTAGACGTTTGGCAGTGACAGCTCCCACTTTAGGTACACCACTGTATCCATCTACAGCGTCACCCGTCAGTGTTTGTATCAGGTGGTATCGGTCTGCGTCCTCTTCACTGACGTGATGCGTTTCGTCTTTGTTGAAGTCGTAGTAGATGCCCGGTACGCTTTTGAAGTCTTTGTCAATGGAGACGATGATTGTTTCTTCATCCATCTTTTTGTCCGTTGCCAGAATTGATATGACGTCATCTGCTTCTAAGTTCGGCCATAGTTGACCGTCCATTTCTTCTATTATCCACTTCTTTACTTGTTTTAATATGATAGGTAATCGACTCTTTGATCTGTTAGATTTGTAGTCAGGGTTAAGAACACGACGATAGTTAGCACGATCAGTCAAAGCCATAACGATGTCGTCTGCTTGTAACTTCTGTTTAAACTCTTCGACGCGATTAACAATACGAGCTTTGGCTAGTGCCATGTCAGCGTGTACTGTCCACATCTCCTCCTTCCACTCGATTGATTCCTCGGCTATCACTGACGCTTCAAACGCTAATACGTCAGCATCAATCAATAATGTTTTAGTCATAATATAGGCTCCAGTTATTCTGCCACTTCTTATACTTTGATGTGCTGTCAGGTGCTGGATTTAGTTTTACGGTTTTAGATTGTATCTCGTTTCTTGGTATCATCCACCACGTATCAATGGGTACAACATATATGCCAACAACATCGATGTCAGATGACATATAGTTTTTATTAGCACAACCAACGGACGTGACACAGCTATAACAATTCTTAGCCGGAATAGCCCGTGTGTTGGTTGCTTTGATTTGTACCTTTAGAGTACCTGCTGGGCACGTGACGATTGAGTCCCAAGGCATTGGTGTTACAGGTAGGTGCGGTTCAAAGTTCCGCTCTAAACATTCAGTGATAAACTTTTGTTCAGCTATTGCTCCTGTTCGCTGGGCTGATGAGGTCGGCATAG